GCTGCGGGTGCCTTGGGTGCCGGTGGCGCCGGATGTGGTGCAGGCGGCGGCGGCGCCGGGGGAGCGGAGAACTTCTCCATGGCGTCGGCAAAGCTTTCTACTTTCAAGGGTTGAACCGGGTTCAAGGCCCGTTGAGCAGCAAGCTCTTCCTCAGAGGGCTCTTCAATGTCAAAATTGTAGAGATCCTTCAAGGATAGTTTGCGTGGTCGAGGGGTCATGTCCGGCACGGACCTTGATGTAGAAGGCCAAGGCTGATTTACAGCCTCTGCCTCAGCTTCTGGGAGTTCATTTGACCTCATTGCACGAGGCAATGGGGGCAGTGATGGTGCCTCAGAGACTGGGAGCGCTATATAGTTGTATTCTTGAGCAACTATAAGCCAGGGCGCGACCAAAGGCGCGTATTCCTTGGCCATGAACGAGTCTATATCTTGTTCAGACTGGAACTTCGTCATCAAATACCTGTTCTTGGCAATATCCTTAAGGCAGTTCTTGTCCAAGGCCGACAACGGGTTAGGTTGCCTGGCCTTTTCTATTTGCTGCCTGAGGGCGTAGAACCTAGAAGCGGTGTCATTGGCGTATGAGGCAGTCATGGTGTGTAACTTCACCATGGCCCCAGGCCCCTTCTGTAATCTGGTCACCTCTAAAAGGTTTGTGAGTAGAATGGTTGAGTACGCATCGAGCGAAGACGGTAAGTGCACTTTGATAGTGTCCATATCGAATATTTAAAACTAAACGGAACCGACTCCAGCCACGCCACGAACGCCAAAGCGCTCGTGCACGTGACACTGTTGTGAAGTTTCGTGCCAGGGCTCATCAGGGCTTTTAAGGCATTATGTCTATTTCGATAGAAGTCGCGGGTTCAGAGTCGAAAACTGAATCCGTGAGGAAGGAGTGTTTTATGGCCTTAGACGCGATCCTAGTGCCATAACGGCCCGAGGGGTCACCTTTCCGGGCAAGGTCAGAGTCAGCATTTCGTGGGTTCTTGTCATACCGTTGAATAGCCGCCCAGATTTGCTTAAAGTCGAACATTTGCGTGCGAAGAGCAGCCACAAAATGTTTGCTAACAGCCTCTGTCCCTTCTATGACATGTTGCATGGCAACTGCGGACACGATCTGGTTGAAAGACCTGGTGTCCACAGGCTGCGCATGTTGCGGGTTTTCTGGATCTCCGCCTTTCATGACACGGGCAAATTGGAGCCTGTTGCCTTCAACAATCATATGGTCCCCCATGGGTTGGCCAGCGACAGCCGCAGGGCCGGTGCGTTGCTCTTGTTCCCTAAAGGAATGCTGTAGCACTTGGAACGCCTGAGCGAATTGATCCACCAAAGGGTCAAGTTCGCGAGTGTATTCCTTACCAGTCATGCTAGTTATGGCGCCAGGGAAATACCGGGCAGTCAATGCCGCTGGAGCACCAGCTAACAGCATCTCTATACCGACTTGGTCTTTCGACCACTTGTCTGGCACCGAAATGTCAGAGAGGCCTGAGAACTTAAACAGCGTGAATAAGCCATTATTGGTCCTACCGGTCCGCCCGCGTCGTTGCTTTGTCAATGCATCATCGATGTACAGGAGCTTCACTTGACCGCCCAATTGGGAGGGCACCATGGCCCTTGTGATGTTCGAGGTGATGACCCAGGACACGTTGGGCAAAGTGATGCCAACGTCCGCCACGGCAGTCGCTATGAAGACTTGGGCATCTGGGTCTATAGCCTTTGAGCGTGAGGAGATGACGCAACACTTTTGTGGCAAAACCTCTGCTAAGTTGTCAGCTTGGTGCAGGTCAACAACAAATACCAAGAACTTCACATCCTTGAAAGACCTGACACACTCAATAATGTGTGATCGGTAAGGCCCCCAAAAGCACCTGGAGTACGTGGCTGGCTGCCCTTCAGGCGGCCGCCAGGTGGCACTGTGAGAGTCCACAATGACCCACGTGTTGGCAAGCTTAAGGTTCACAACCATGTCAGAGTCAGCCAAGTTGTCTGCCGACGGGGTCGCAGTAAGGAGCACCCTTTTGGCCAATGTCTTCGCCAGGATGTGTTGGAGCGCAAGCATGGCAGGCTCTAACACATGGGCCTCATCGACGAGGAAAAGGTTATTCTCCACTAACCATGATTCATGCAACAACACTTCTTGGGGTGTGGTCACAAAGAACTTGAAATGTGACGCAAACGCAAACCCTTCAGTCACCATCTCTACAGGCAGGTTAAAAGCCGACCTGAGATAAGGGACCAAGCTAATGACCAGCATCCTCCGAGGCACAACCAATATGACTCGTTGGAAGTCGACAGAGTGGAACCGCCAAACGTAATTAACGAACGTTGTCGATTTTCCTGTGCCTGTCGGGGCGACCACTGTGACTGAGTGTATGTCGTTCTTCAGTGCATTGAGCGCCTGGTCAGACTCCTTCATGTTGGGAGGGACCCTGCTCCAAAGAGTCTTCATGAACACATCGACGCACTTTTCGTACAGGTCAGAAAAGGCCATGAATTGCACGCTCATGATGGGCGTGAGGGCCAATGGGCACTGCACCGTGGATAGCAAAGCTATAAGCAACAAGTCTAGTATTGGCAGGTCGTACCTTCTGGTCACGGTTTGCACATAGCCATTCAATACGAAATTTGCCTTGGCCACCTGTTTATCCACATAACCTAACACAGCAAGGCCAGGGGGCGTGATCTTAGGAGGCTTGAAAGCAATGTAAAGCCAGTTGCGAAGCAGTAAAGAAGGGCTCTGAGCAGATACGTCTGTTGTCAATAACTCTGCATTGTCTGCCAGGAAGTCATAACATGTCATCTTGACTAGACTGTGCAATGTTGATGGCCCGGTGACCTTGTTAGTACGCCTGATGAGCTCACACGGCCAAGCCACTGAATGGCCGAAAAGGCGTATAAGGTAGTTAGTATACCCCATATTGTAAATCGCAGGGTTCACAACGTCAGGTATGAGTGACACCAAATGCACCAGGGTGTCAAGGCCGAGACTTTGTGTGTAGTCCATGATCTGAGCTTGGACTCCTGATTCATCAGTATCAGGCTCATCTGGGTCCGACACTACTGAGTCAGGGTTATGCCACTTGCGGATAACCTCCGCGTACTCAGGTATGTGTTGCTGCACGCGAAGGCGTGGCGGGCGATTGAGCACCTGATCTATGGCAGTGCGTAACTTGTTGTAAGTTTCCGGCTGCCCAGCGCAGAGGTCAAGGTATGAGATCAAGCGCTTGACCCTATATCTGCGGTCCTCCTTCACGTCTTTCGACGGGGCAGTCGCCTTGCCGATAAGCTTCAAGGGATTATGATAAACGATGAACTCTGGCACCTTGAGGCCAGCATTGATGAGGTCGTTCTTGTCATCAGCAGTGGGGCGCCTCCATTTCTTTGATAGGAACTCCATCTGCATGAGATCTCTCGAAGGCTCCTCATCACGCAACACAACGCCAAAGCGGCCTAGACACTTTTGCACATTTTCCATGGTCCATGCGGCTGGGGCTGTAGACCTATACGATAACAAGTGGTCATCCCCATAGTTTGACAGCTTGTTGTAATACCTGAACTCATGTGCGGACAGACCAGTCAACTCACGCCATGCAATCAAATAGTAGATTGTCACAGCCAAGCTATTGTCCATTGAAGTGGATGAATGCCCTGTGGAAAGGCCAGTCCCTTTCCGATATATGTTGCCAGTCGAAGTGGTCAGCAATGGGGCCTTCAACAAGGAGGAGTAATTGGCGTCAATAAGGAAGCATATCTTCGCATAATCCCTATGGCGCTCAAACCCTTTCTTCCTGACCTTTGCGATGATCTCCACCACTTTTCCTTTCACTGTGGAGTCAAAAGCGGAGAAATCACCAGCAAAGTGCTTGTCAAAGAATGAATGTTCAGAAATGAGCAGGCCCAAGGCCGCACCATTCAAGGGCATGCCCACCTTTATGTTGGTATTCCAGTACCTGAACCTGTGATTAGGCTCCAGGTTCCAGATAGTGGACATTATGTAATGCACAATGGGGCTAGACACTATGGTGCGCACTGCATCTTTTGCCCACTTCTTCTCAGGCAACGCTTCTGACTTTATGGAGACACCCGAAACAGGCACCAGCGTTGGCGCGACCTCAAAGGTCTTGGCCCAAAGCTTAACCATGTTGCCCATGCCGCCTATGGAGGCAATGAACTTCTTACGAGACAACTTCCTCCACTTGCGACCGTCTGGGTCCCTCCAGAACGGGCCCAAGCCATAAGTCTTTTCCCACTTCTTGATGATGTAGTTGAAAGGCACAAGCCTTGAGTCCGCGAAGATGCTGCCAACCAACTCGAACACCTCCTCGACAGGCAGTTCAGGGAGGTCAATCTCATCACCGACAAAGTACCGGCTAATGGATTCGAGTTCATTCTCGATGGTGCCATACTGCTCAGTCCTTTTGTAGGTCGGTGCCTCCAGGGCCAAGAGCTTGAGCTCGTCGGCAACTGACAAGCTTAAAGAGACCACTCCCTGCTTGATGGAGGGCACGGTCCCGAGCAAGGCCTCACGGAAAGCACTGATGTTAGCTGGAGCATCTACCAAAGCATCGGACAGCACATTGTCAGAACTGGGCCACCCCAACGACGCGAGTATCTCTTGCGTCGCATTGATGCCTTCAGCATCAAACCTCGATGGCAATTCCCGAATAAAATTGGGCAATGCTATCTTATCGACGGCGAAAGCCAAATCCATAAGCGCATTGTTCCAGAGTGCCTGCCATTTCGTGCCCGTGACAAAAACACCAGCACGTCGGCGTTTCTTAGGCGCGAGGGTGAGCAACTCCCATTTAAGGGAATAGCGCAAAGCACGGGTCATGACCTTAAGTTGCACAAGCCGGAATATGACCAGGACAGAAGGGGCCTTTCCACCAAAAAGGTAATGCCATAGTATGTTCAAAGACTGGCCGATGATGACCACTATGATGGTTAGCACCCAGCCAAGGGCCCTTTCCACAGTACTTAAGGTTGCAATAGAGGAGTTCATCGACAATATGACCAACACTAAGGCCAGGTGCGCAAACATCAATGTGCCTCGGAACCAGAGCACAACAGACCTGAACCCCTTCTTCGTAAACCAAATGAAGGCAAAGTACGCAGCAACGACCCAATGCAACCCTTGCGACGAAAAGGAAGGCACATAAGAGTGAGAAAGCAAAATGCCAAAACACTCGGGCAGATTGTGGTCGGCAAGGGTGCTAAGGGCGTCCCACTCCATGCCACCCGGTCGCGATTCAGGGGCCAGACGGCGGCCGTTGGCGAACATGGATGCATTGGCCTGCCTGACAACAGTGTCGGCGACAAACTCATGCTCCAGTGCAAAGTTCACCAATGACGAGGCAAGTGGCCGCACAAGTGGCGACATTGCTGTCACGAAAGCCGTGGTGCCCACCAGCACTGCCCAAATGGCTATAACAGTCCAGGATATGGTCGAGACAGGCCCAAAATAGAAAGTGAGGAGTATGAACCACCAAAAAGGGGCCATGATCATCACCATCGTGCAAATGACCCACAGGGACAGGAGGACGGCCAGCCCATAAAACCCAATGCTAGCCCGGAAAAGGGCTTCAGACATTGTCATGGTCATAAAGACCTCTTCAGGCTCATAAACCCTTTCGGGTAGTGACCCAGGGAACACGTCAGGGTGTGCTTTTATATAGGGCGCAGTCAAATAGGGCGATGTAGCCCACCCAGCCACAACAATGGCGACTAAGAATATCATGTGATTACCAAATGGTTTCGGGCCAGGGCTCGTCAGATCACTTTAAGGCAATGTATCTAGATATCCAACCGCACACGCAGGTGTGCAACACACACGTAGCATGAGACATCGTTTTCTTATCCTTCATGAACGGCTGAAGGAGACTTCAGTCAAAACAGCCTGTCTGTAAACAGGCCGTCGTCACAACTTGAAATGCAAGTTGTGTTGACGTTAAA